GCTATGCTTATAAAATTAGCAGCTATTCAAGCGTGTTTAGGCGAACTTTCTGGCTTTGGAGCTTTAATCGGCGGATTAAGTCTTGACGTAGCGGTCTTATCGCTAAAACCTGTCGCTGAAGCATTAAAATCTCTTGCTGGATATTCTTGGGATCAACTAGAGACAGCTGGTGATGGCCTAGCTAGATGTCTTACGAATTTGGCTATTATTACAACTATTTCTGGATTGGCCGAATTTGCATCACTTATGGGCGCTATAGGGTTAGACGTAGCGGTCTTATCGCTAAAACCTGTCGCTGAAGCGTTAAAATCTCTCGCTGGATATTCTTGGGATCAATTGGAGACAGCTTCTGACGGTATTGCCAGATGCATGACGCAATTAGCTCTTATTAGCGGTATAACGGGCCTTGGCGGAGTCTTTGGCCTTCTTGGCGGAGCAGCTGTCGCTCAAATGGCCAATAATTTAAAACCTTTAGCTGAAGGTTTGAAGACGTTTATTTCAATCGGAGATGTTCCGGAAGATATTTTCAAACCTTTGGAAAAATTAGGAGATGCTTTAGGCCACTTCGACTGGCATGGTTGGGGGGCTGACACTATTGCTACGCTGGCTAAACCGATAGGTGATTTGGCTGATAGCATGAAGAAATGGTCGGATGTTAACATTCCGGAAGCTCTTGGTTCACAACTTCAAAGCTTGTCTTTCGGCGTGTCGGCTTTTAACTTCGCTGGTTGGGGCGCAGACGCGATTGGTGCGTTAGCTGGACCTCTTAGCCAGTTAGCCGGGTCGATATCCAATTGGGAAGATGTCAGTATTAATCCGTCACTGTCAGGACAGCTACAGGGACTTGCTGAAGGCGTCTTCGCTTTTAACTTTACTGGTTGGGGAGCTTCTAATATTTCTGAATTGGCCGGGCCTATAGGACAGCTTGCCGGGTCGATATCCAATTGGGAAGATGTTAGTATTAATCCATCACTTCCTGACCAATTGTCGGCTTTGGCTCGGGGAATATGCGCTTTTAACTTTTCCGGGTGGGGGGCTGATAGTATTGCTAGCTTGGCAAATTCTCTTGGCCCGTTTGCTTCTGGAATAAAGCAATTTCCAAACTCGTCGGTTCTTTCGAATCTAGAAGAGCCTTTGACCGGCCTTGCTCGGGGAATTGGTTCGTTCTTTGGTACTGGATTTGCTGCTGGGGATCTTGAGGCTATATCTGGACCGTTTGCTAATTTCTCGGACTCTATACGTAGATGGATTGGCATCGAAGGTCTTCCCGATGGAGAACAGATCAAGACACTTCTAACGAATATCGCCCAAGGCCTTCTTAATTTCGAAGGCAAAGAAGGTATCGCCGACACGATGGCAACCGTTTCAGACGCTATTAGTCAGCTTGGGTTAGGCTTTATTCGTTTGAACAACACTGATTGGCAGGCTCCTCTTGATAACTTAAAGAACTTTGTGGATACGCTTAATAACGGTATTCCGGAGCTTACCAGTACCCTTTCTGAGCAAATTGATACTTTCTCAACCAACGTTGTTAATTCATTAACAAATTTCGGAAATAATATCTTATCTACTACCGGAACTGTAACCAATAACATTAATACTGTGAAACTTTCTGTTGAAAATGCGTTGACGGGTCTTGATAATGCCCTTAGTAGTCATATGGATTCCATGTCTACTAGCGCTTCTAGTAAAGCCGATAATGTTATTAACGCATTTAATAGACTTGTCAGCGGAGCATCTAGTGCGGCATCGAATATTTCTAGTAGTGTGAATCAGATTTCCGGATCTGTTACCGCTGCCATGCGAGATTCGATTAATGCGATAAATGAGGCTTCAAGTCAATTTGAAAATGCCGGTAAGAACATTCCTACAAGAATCAGTTCTGGAATATCTCAGAATGCTGATAGCGTATCAAATTCTGCCAAAGCTGCAGTTAGTTCGGCTATAAGTTCTGCAAGTAACGAAACTGGTAGAGCAGAGTCCATTGGTTATTATATCTCAGCTGGTTTGGCATCCGGTATTCGCAGCGGAAGATCATCGGTTATTTCCGCGGCTGTTTCCGTCGCTGCTGACGCTATTAATGCGGCAAAGAATGCCGCCGGCGTTGCATCCCCTTCAAAGAAGACGTATGCTATTGCAAGGTTCTGCATCCTTGGCGCAATAAACGGTCTTCGAGATAATAAAGACCGGCTTATTTCTACTTTCCGAACTACCATGACTGATGCTTTGGAAGTTGTTCATCAGGTAGCTACAGATCTTAGTACATCAATGACTCCGAAGATAACGCCGGTCGTAGATATGGATTCGGCGACGAAGTCTATATCAGCATTTGATGGATCTATGGCAAGAAATAAAGTTATTGACTTCGTTTCAAATGCTAAAGCTCAAGCTGTGTCCGCTTCCTTCAAGGGTAAGACTGAAATAGAGACCGATTATCAGAAAGCCATTATCGCAAGTAACGATAAGGTTGCTGGAGCTATAGCGGATCTTCGTACCGATATGGCTGGTTATACTGAATCCATAAATAATAGTGAAACTGCTATGTACCTTGATGGAAAGAAACTTGCGAGTTCCATAGCAAAGTCCATGAACAAAGAGCTTGGTGTATTATCAAAGAGAGGAGGCTTAGCGTGAGTTATCCTGACTTACCGAGTAACCGATTGATAGTTAACGGTATAGATATATCTATTCGTTTTCAAATGGTTTTGGTAGATGGCTATACGTTGGAGCCTCCCGAGCCTAAAACATACACCGTTGACGTCCCTGGTGGAAATGGCGTCATTGATTTGACAGAGTCTCTTACCGGGGACGTCGTTTATAAAAATCGGAAACAAGAATTTATATTTGACATTATTGATGTGAAGAATTTCGAGAAGGTAAAGACTGAAATTAGCAATTTCCTTCACGGAAAAGCATTTGATTATACGATGACCATGGATCCAGGATACACGTATCATGGACGTTTTTCTGTCGAGTCGTATAATCATTCGTCGTTTGCCAATGGACTTTTAGGCCAAATAAAGATTAGTATTGATGCAAATCCTTATAAATTAAAAGAGCATTGTTCCTATAAATTAAATGCTACTGGGGGTAGATATTATAGTTTTGAGTCTGGAAGACGCCCAGTCCATCCGGTTCTTGAATGTACCCAACCATGTTTTATTACTTTCAAAGGCATCGAGTATACTGTTCCGGCAGGAACGCATCGATTGAACGACATTCTATTTAACGACGGAATGAATGATATCTACGTAAACACCAGCCGTTTATGGTATATTATATGGGATGAAATTGGAGAAAATAAAAACTATCCGTTAACATGGGAAGATGCTCATAAATATACTTGGGATTCTATACAAAAACTTAGCGGAGAAACAAAAGATGCCCCTTCTTGTTGGGCTGACGTATCGAATAAAACGTGGGCGGATGTCGCCGATAAACGTTGGAGCGAAATGGATTATAGACGAGAGAACGTTCCAGACACGACGGCTTATTTCGTATATGATTGGGAGGATCTCTAATGGCTTCTACAACTAATCTTCAACTTCCTAAGATTAACGCCAGCGATTATATTTCTCCGGATCCAATCAATTCAGCTTTTGATATTCTTGATAAATTGGGAATTGACTATGTCGTAGAGCAAGGAAAATCCGGAGAGTGGTGGTTTCGCAAGTGGAATTCGGGCCGAGCAGAGTGCGGGATTGATAATAAAAGCTTTGGAAATATCGATCACACCGCCCAGTGGGGCGGAATGTATTCTTCTAGTCAAAGGTCTTTTGGTAACTATCCGTTTGCTTTTGTGTCAAGACCATATACTTCGATAACGTTTCAATCCACCACTAACGGAACTGTTCACAGTTCTTATGTCGCACAGGCTTCTAGCACTTCAAAAACTGAAGCTCCAAAATTTATGCTAATCGACCCTAACAGTGGAACAGCACTCAATGCTACTTTGGGCATTTATGTTTGCGGTCGTTACAAGTAAGAAAGGAATAGACGCATGGGCTACAAAGTTTTATACGATGATCAGATCCTTTTCGATCCTTATACAAACGACATCATTACCGATGCGTCTATAACGTTTAAAGTCAATACTGCAGCATATTTTGATTTTACAATCTCTAGTACACACAGTCTTTATAATGTAATAGCCGAGCGAGCTGGAATTGTAACCGTATTTTTTGATGATAAAAAACTTTATGCCGGAGAAATCTCCAACATTGACGAAGACTTTGAAGGAAATAAAGATATTACATGCAGTGGTGTTCTTGATTATTTGAAAGATACAATTGTTAGGCCTTATTCCACCATCGAGGGCGAGGAGAAACTTACTGCCCCGTCCTCGGTGGATGGATATTTTCAATGGCTTATAGATCGGCACAACGAGAATTGCCTTGATGCTAGAAAACAATTTGTCGTTGGAATAAATCAAGGAAATATGCTCGATGCCAATAACTATAGAGCCTCGGAGCAACGTCCGACTACTGCATCGGAAATAGAAAACAAGATCCTCGATTCTATGGGCGGATATCTATTTGCAAGGTTTGACGGGGATCAGAACATATTGGATTTGTATGCCGATGCTCATGAGGCGAATACTCAGATCATAGACTTCGGTGTAAATATTACCGACTTCGCCAAGTCAATTTCAACCGATGATCAGTATACTGCTGTAGTGGCAACAGGATATACGCCTAATCCTCCGGAAAATGATCCTACAAGAAAAATGAAACCAATAACTCTTGAGGGATGTATTGATGGAGGAACATCATATTCTCCGACTATGATAAAAAGGGGCGACGTCGTATACGACGTCGATGCTGTAGCGAGATATGGTTATAAAGAATATTATGTGTCAAATACCGATATAAAAACTTATGACGGACTTCTAAACTATGCTTGCCGAACACTCAATACACTTATTTCTCCAGCATTATCGATAACTGTGAAAGCTATCGATTTGGCGCTTTATACAAATAATGGCTACGAGCATTTAAACATCGGGCAAGCCGTTCGCGTTAGA